TTCAATTATGCAAAATTAAGAGGTTTTATTGCAGAACACTTTGCAACCCATAGCAATTTTGCCAAATTCTTAGGAATCGGCACCACAGCTCTGTCCGAAAGAATGCAAAACAAAGTCCCTTTCACACAAAGGGAGATTGCAAAAGTGGCTAGAGAAGCAACCGGCAAGAAACTTTCAGCCGAAGAAGTAGAGACTCTTTTTTTTACATATTAAGCACGGAAAACCGTGCAACATAAGAAAGGAAAATAAAAATGGACACATGGACGGTTAATAAGCTAGAACAAATGGGCATAGACCCTAGCACAGCATGTAAGAAATGCGGCTATGACAACGGAATCGACAACGGCTACGGGCAGGGACCGTGCGGACAAGCCCACTGCTGGATAACTTTATACGACGATGACGAGGAGGTCTAATAATGTGAAAACAAAGAAGGACGTCATGTCTGTAAAAGACGTGGCGGAATACTACGGAGTATCTCAATCAGCCGTATATAGGCTAAGAGACGAAAATAAACTCCACCAATTACCGCTACCTGGCGTAAAGTTCGGCCGTCAAGAAGTAGAAGCCCTGGCCGGTATTGAACGGGAATACTCGGCGACAGGGTATAGGCGACTAAAAGAAGAAAACAGCCGCCTGGAAGCGGAGAACGAAAACCTTAAAAAGAAAATTAAAAAAATCACCAGCGAGCTACTGGTGATAAGCGGAGAAATTTAGGAGGGATATAAAATGACGCCGGAAGAAAAAGAAATGATGTGGCTTATCGTAAAACGAGATCAAAAGCAAAAGGCCATTATAGTGGCGGCTTTTGAACGGATCCTTTGCATGGCCGGGGAAGAATGTACGCTGACCTACAATCCGAAAGACTGGACCGTCACAATTAAATGGCCGTCAGGATATGAGAAGGACGTAAACATTGCCGCCGACAGCCATACGGCCATGCTATACGACATATTAAAACAAGGGTTTTTCTCATAGGAGGCAATATGGAACCTTTAAAAATTAAGATTAAAAAGACCCATCCCGAAGCGCAAATTCCTTTAATTACGCAAGGAAACGCATGTTTCGACTTCTACGCAATAGAAGACACAGCAGTAAAATCCATGCACCTTTCAACGGCAACCTTTGTAAGAACCGGGCTTTCATTCGAAATCCCCGAAGGCTACCACATGAAACTCTTCATGAGAAGTTCTCAAGGAGCAAAGACAAAATTTTACCTAGCCAATTGCGTTGGCATCGTAGATAGCAGTTACCGGGGCGAAGTCATGGGAATATTTAAAATCACAGCCGGAAGACGAATTAAAAAATATATCCGCAAAGGCGAACGATTCATGCAGGGCCTTATCGAAAAGAACATCCCGGTAGAGTTCGAAGAAGCAAACGAATTAAGCCAAACCGATCGTGGTGAAGGCGGATTTGGAAGCACGGGTAAATGATAACGAAGGGTATGTACACCAGTAATAGCGAAGAATGGGGTACACCGCAAGGGCTCTTTGACAGGCTAAACAAAGAGTTTAGCTTCACCATCGACATATGCGCAAGCAAAGAAAACGCCAAATGCCCTAAATACTACACCAAAGAAGAAGATGCCCTAAAACAAGAATGGGGGGGCGTTATATGGATGAACCCTCCGTACGGAAGACAAATAGGAATTTGGGTCAAAAAAGCAAAAGAAGCGGCAAGGCAAGGAAAGGCAACAGTCGTTTGCCTACTGCCGGCCCGAACAGATACCGCCTGGTGGCATGACTACGTTATGAAGGCTAACGAAATAAGACTTATAAGAGGCCGTCTTAAATTCGGAGACGGCAAAGGAAGCGCTCCGTTTCCGTCGGCGATAGTCGTTTTTAGAAAAGGCCCACCCTCTTCAATCCGAATAAACTCATACGAAAGGTAAACACTGATGAACAGAGTAGAAGTCATACAGGTTTTTGAAGACGCTATTAAAAATAGCAATAAGTTTATAGGACTCATGCTCGAAAAAGAAGGAGCAGGACCTGAAATAAGCATCATACCCAGCCAAAACTTCATAAGAAAGAAACGCTACCTTCTAAAGGCCTATGATAACAACATGAAAAATAACAGAGATGAAGGATTAAAAATCACACACGCCTGGCCCATTAATTCAGAAGACGTATACGGAGTATTACCGAGCGGAGGTTAAATTATGAAAATCACATTACCGGAATGGATCAACGCCAAGAAGAACAACGAGGAAGAAAAAAGTTATAAAGACATAGAGCTGCAGCTTGAAGGAATAAAAATTATAAACAAACGGCTAACGGAAGATAACCTTGAGTTACTGACAGAAAACCGTCGTCTTAAAGAAGAAAACAAAGATATTAAATTCTATGCTACGTGTGGCGGTATTTTCATAGGTGCATTGGTTTTAGTGGATCTCATAACCTCTATAAGCCTGGTCGATTTAATCACCCGATGAGTAAGTCATTTATTCACTGCCCGGTAGACGGATTAATCCCCGACACTGTTTGTCCTAACTGTAAGTATTTTGGAGGTCATAGGACCTGGGCGTGTCTATATAGAGTTAGACACAAAATAAAAGAGGAGGACTCTAGGGCCAAACAGCTGATAGAAGACATGAGAAACCGAATAGAAAAAGTCAATAAAAAAAGACGCCACAAGGGCGTCTAAAGCAAAAAGCAGACCGGAACCGGCAAGCTCCGTAAATGGTCTATATATATTATACATTATATAGCGAGAAAATAACAGGGCTTCGGCCCTGTTATCGCTAGATTAAGTCTATTAAATATACGACCAAATTAAAACCAAGAGGTCGAATTTATGTATGTACAAAAAACGGTAAAAGCAGGACCCGTAATTGAAATCTGCAAATACCACACATCGAGATATAAGACTCCGACGATGCCTCGTTCGCCGAACAGTAAAAACACATCGGCCGAACAGTGGAAAGTAAACGAGAAAAATTCAATCCAAAATCTCTACTACCTGATTCTTGAAAATTTCAAAGAGGAAGACATAAGAATCGACCTTACTTATAAAGAGCCGGAACCTGAAAAGGAAGAAGCCAAAAACAGATTGGACAATTTTCTCCGTAAGCTACGAAGACTCTATCACCGGCTGGGCGAACAATTAAAATGGATCGCCACCACGGAATGTAAGGGGCACCGAATTCATCATCATCTGCTGGTAAATAACATCGGCCTATCACGAACTGATTACAAAAAGTTATGGCCGTACGGAGAAATCCCCTACAAAGCCTTTCGGTTTTACGATGGGAAAGCGGATGATGCAAGAAGGGTTGCCGAGTATTTCGTAAAAGAAACAAGAGAAACCTTTTGCGAAGCGGACGCCATTCAAAAATCAAGATACCGGGCAAGTAGAAATCTAAAAAAGCCGGAGGTAAAAAAAGAAATCATAAAAAGTAAGACTTGGAAAGAGCCAAAAGCTCCAAAGGGCTACTACATACAAAAACCGGTACAGTACGGATACACCGCCTTTGGTTTTCCGTACATGTTCTACCGGATGATAAGGACGAGTGACGATGACGATCAGATATTTAATCAGAAAAAACCGAGCGGAATACGCCGCTATCGAAGAAGGACGGGAAAATACCCTTTGGGTACATGACGATAAACGCTGCTTTAAGCCTGACGAGAAAATCCATTTCGTCGAAATGATAAATGGCAAACGAACCCATAAAGGCTGCTGGGCAAACATTGAACGAGTCTATGAAGGTAGATTAATCAAATACAGGGTGGTAAAACACGATGAACTTACTAAAGACAAAAAGAGTGAAATTAAAAGAAAAGGCCGCTAAAGAATTTTACAATGCCATATATGAGCGTGACGGCGGTACATGCATTTGGTGCGGAGCTCCCATTGAATACGGCGTAAAACATCATCACGAGCCTTGCGGAATATATAAGTCTGACGAAATCGAAAAAGCCGTTATGCTTTGCCCTAGCTGTCATCATAGACGGCATTTTAAAGATGCAGCCGAAGGGGAAGCGGTATGCCGCGAATACCTTCAAAACCTATACGGAGAAAAGGGGGCAAAAAGAGAATGAAATTTATAGATTTTTTCGCCGGCATAGGCGGGTTTCACTCTGGATTAGAAAAAGCCGGCATGGAATGTATCGGTTGGTGTGAGTTCGATAAATTTGCTCAAAAGAGCTATAGAGCAATATACGATACAGAAAGGTTGTGGTTTGCAGATGACGTACGAAAGGTTAGAGGGTGGGATGTGCCGAAAGCCGACTTGTGGACGTTTGGCTTTCCCTGCCAAGATGTTAGTATCGCCGGAAAACAAAAAGGAATTAGACGAGGAACAAGGTCGGGACTCTTTTATGAGATTATGCGTCTCATTGACGAAGCGGAAGAAAATCGACCCGAATGGCTTATCTGTGAAAATGTTAAAAATCTGCTATCTATTGACGGAGGACGAGGATTTTTCGAAGTTCTCACTGAAATGGGGGGGCGAGGGTACACTGTTGAATGGCGTGTTTACAACTCGAAAGATTACGGAGTACCTCAAAACCGAGAGCGTGTCTACATTGTCGGGCATCATGGAGAGTCAGCCGGACAGCCGCTACTACCTATCCGACGAGAAAGTTCAACAGCTCTTAGACAGGTTATAGGCGGTAGTCAGGGCGAACGGGTATATGACGGGAATAAAATCTCTTGTACACTATCAAGCCAGGGCGGCGGCAGTGGAGCAAAGACCGGACTGTACACATTTGTAGACATTAATAAAAAAGGCAGTGTACAAACGACTGATACAGCTAGAGCTTTGTTAGCGCGTTACCACAAAGGACAGCCGAATCGACCGGCAGAATGTAGCGGCGTGCTAGAGTCTGACGAGGCGATTCGCATACGACGCTTAACGCCGAGAGAATGTTTTAGACTACAGGGCTTTACGGACGAGCAATTCGACAGAGCAGCTGCCGTCAACTCCGAGACACAACTATATAAGCAAGCCGGGAATGCGGTTACAGTGAACGTCGTGGAAGAGATCGGGCGACATATAAAAGAAGTTGTTTCCTAAACAGAACAAACTGACTCCAAAACGGAACAAGTTCGCTATTTGTGGCCGAAATAGAAGTGAGAAAGGGACGAAACCCAATGTTAAAAGAACAAACCATTTTTGGGCTAGTTGATAAAGTAAATTTGGCTATTCGACGAATCAAACTTCATGAACCACCGGAAGGGTATTACGTAGCGTTTTCGGGCGGCAAGGACAGTTGCGTCATATTAGACCTCGTCAAGCGAGCCAGCGTAAAGTTCGATGCACATCTTAACATAACGACAGTTGACCCTCCGGAGGTCATCAGATTCGTCAGACAGCAGTATCCGGAAGTTACGATGGAGAAGCCCGAAATAAGTATGAAGAAGCTAATCGAGAAGAAAGGGATTTTACCAACGAGGTTAGCCAGATACTGTTGTGCCGAGTATAAGGAACGGGGCGGCATAGGGCGATTTGTTATAACTGGAGTCAGGCATGCGGAATCTGTACGTAGAAGGAAGCGGAAGCTAATAGAGCCGTGCCGACAACCAAACGGCAAAAGGTATATACATCCGATTATTGAATGGAGTGATGATGAAGTATGGGAATACATCAAAACTTACAAAGTTCCGTATTGCAGTTTATACGATGAAGGATTTAAGCGGATTGGGTGCGTATGTTGCCCGTTTGCCGGTGAACAAAAGAAACGTCAAGACATTAAGCGTTGGCCGAACATTTACAAAAATCAGTGGAGAGCCGGTGCAGAGTTGTCAATGGAAAGACGAAAGCGTGAAGGGAAGAAGCTGTTATTCAATACTGTTGATGAACTAATGGAGTTTTGGTTGAGTGGAAAAGGTATGCCGAAAGAAGAGCCGGAGCTTATCAACATTTTCGGTGTAATAGGCGACGAAAGCAGTACATAAAAAACAAACCGGTCGAAATCGACCAGGATAGGAGACAAAATATGACCAAAATAAAATTCGGAAATTACGAGCCGGTAGAAGATCTAAGCGGACATTTCCCGTCATTTTCGAAGTTGCTATATCACTATGAATTTAAAAATGGATATGGAGCAAGCGTACTTCGCTCTAGTTACAGTTTTGGCGGAGACAGGGGATTATTTGAACTTGCTGTTTTAAAGGACGGGGATATTTGTTACAACACACCGATAACAAACGACGTCATCGGATATTTGACCGCCGATGAAGTCACCAAGTATTTACAGCAAATAGAAAAACTACCGGACTTACAAAAGGAGAAAATCACATGGAACAAATCGGAATAGGCATGTTTTTAGCAGGTTCTACGGGAATGTTAATTGTAATGGGAAAATGGATTTATGAATGCCATGGGATAGAAGGAATAACATTGTACGTATTAGGGGCCATGGTACTCATCGGAACGATCCTGACAACAGGTGGTAATCGCTAATAAAATTAAGAAAGGAGCAAACTATGCTAGACAGAAGAATAAAAAAATTCGAAATCAGCAAACACCAAGTATTTAGCATCACATATGAACAAGACAACGAAAGCACAGGAGGATGCGACACCCTACAACTAAAATGTTCGGAGTATCCGAGACCGGAATTAATTGAAGTGGTAAAAGAACTTTCGCCTTATATAACCAAGATTTTAGAGCTACCGGACTATTGCGAAGATCGTCTAATAGCAAGAAAACTTATCTATACATACAATGAAAAGACAGCAGAAACAAGCGTTACCATAACGGCCAAATTTTATATACCCAATGACGGAACGTTCATCGAAGTAAAGGTGCCGAAGAGAGTTATAAATTACGAAACACCGACTAGTGAAATTCCGTTTACGCCCGAGTGTAGCGAAATAATCGAACGATTAACAACGGAAATATTCCGGTATATAGACGGCGACAGAGCCCAGGATAAATTAAATTTTGATGACTAAACTAAATAGGAGGAGCTTAAATGGACTACACATTAATAGCCGCGCTAATCGTGTTATTCTTATGTTATCTTGCGGCCGCCGCTGCAATGGGGTATTTGATATACGAAGCTCTCACAACAATGGGAGAAATACAGACAAGACGATCACAATTAATGATCATGCTGGCGAAAAACATAATTGAGCAAAAATCCATAAGAGACCACCAAAATGGACAAATAAAAGAGGACTAACCATGAGAATAAGAGACCTGAAAGACACCGTAAGCCTTATGATAAGCGACGACTATAAAGACCGGCTACTTGCCGAATACTGGCAGCTAAAAATTAGACATCAAAAATTGCAAGTTGCCATAGCAAGAAAAAGCCAACGATTAGACCGAAATACAAAAACTCCGATAGACGCGCTCCAGGCACAGTCACATGTAATGGAGAGGTACTTAAATCTACTAAGACTAAGAGCTAGAGAAGAAGGCATTATAATAGGCGAACAATAACAAACAATTCACCAAAACCAAAGGAGAGCCGGACATGCTGATAATCAAAAACGGAAAAACTATAGGAGCACTGCAATTATTTAGAGTTAGAAAAACGGGAATCGTCGCAAGACAAAATGCAAAAGACGTAGTAGTATTTCACGGAGAAGAAGAACAAGATAGAAAAGTGATGAAAAAAATATTATGGATGCTACAAGCACTGCACGCCGGAGAGATAGAAAAGAACAATATCGTACGGTACAACGGAACCATAGACATGGACGTCATCATCAAGGAGACCATAAAAGAATGGTAGAAAACATAACGGCCATAAAATACCTACAGTCGATCCGAACACTAGACATCAGGTTAAAAACCCTGGAAACGAGAATCTCAAGATATAGAAAAGACATCTGCACCCTTAAAGGAACGGATTATTCGGCAGATAAAGTTTCCGGAACGCCTGGAAGCGGTATGGCAGATAAAGTGGCATGCCTAGCGGATATGATTGCGGATGCGGATAAGGAATGGGATAAGCTCATCGAAAAAAGAGAAGAGGCACGACTCTTAATTGAAAAGTTGGAAAACCCTAAACACCAAAGTATCCTTTCGAGAAGATATCTTTACGGCGAAAAGTGGGAAAATATATGTAAAGCCCTGGGCTGCACGTGGCCGAATATTTTTAGAACGCAGCGACGAGCCTTGAAAAGTTTTGATATAATCCTAAAAAAATCAAAAGAGGGTACTTAAAGTTACATATCACTCTGTGATATCATGTAAGCTAGAAAAATAAGACAAGGAAGACCTGTATATGGCAGGCCTTCCTTTTTTGTTGCCGTAAAAGCGAGGGTAGCATGATCCGATGTGACAATCAGCGATGTAAACACAACCACCGCGAAATATGCGTAAACATGCACCTACAAATAGAATCGGAGCGGTGCATATGCTTTGAGCCGAAATGGCAAAAGAAACGAAAAACAAACGAAACGGATATAAACCATACACCCGTCCACTACTCAACCAGACGGCGTACGTTTAAATAGGAGAAACCATGACGAAAAACAAGGTAAGAGGAGAACCCGTTCACCGTGAGAAGATATTTATCAAAGACACAGATACGCACGCGAAAAACGCGCGAAGAAAAAACATTAATATAAGGCGTCGTTCGACAACCTGGAAGAAATTCCATACCACCCAAAACCTAGAAGTTATTAAAAGCCTATGCCGTAAAGGATGGCATAACGATGAGATTGCCGCCTACATCGGAATTTCTGAATCAACGCTTTATGAGTGGACGAAAAAACATCCGGAGTTTTCGGAGGCACTTTCAATAGGAAAAGACTACTGCGTAGCCCAGGTTGAAAACGCACTGTTCCAACGAGCTGTAGGCATCGAAAAAAAGATGCCCAAAAAAGAACAAACCGTCACAACGGACATCATAAAAGACGGCAAGGTAGTAGGAAAACAAGTCACCAAAAAGATAGAAAACGAACTTGTATTTGTACCGCCGGAAACAAAGGCAGCTACCTTTATTCTTACCAATTTAGCCCCGGACGACTGGAAGCAAAAGCAACAAACAGAACTTACCGGAAGCGTTAAAATTAACGCCAACATGGACTTATCGGAACGCTTACAACAGGCACTATTAAAGAAAGGGGAAGCGGCTAATGAATAAAGACGAAGCATACAAGCTTATGGACTGTTTAGGCCGCTTAACTCACGATCCGGTAGCCTGGGTATATTTCGCATTTGACTGGGATAACGACCCGGAATTAAAAGGACAAAAGCCGCAAAAATGGCAACTAGAGCAGCTAGAAAGAATCGCTAAAGGACTGGAAACACCGGATACAGTAATTCGTCAGGCCGTATCATCAGGACATGGTATAGGAAAGAGCACGACCGTAGCCTGGCTTATTTTATGGGCCATATCGACCCATCCGGACACAAGAGGCGTCGTAACCGCAAACACCGAAGCCCAATTAAGAACTAAAACCTGGGCGGAGCTTGCCAAGTGGTACAGAAAGTTTATCGCAAAAGAGCTATTTACCTACACGGCAACTGCTATCTTCTCGATTGAAGCGGAACACGAAAGGACCTGGAGAATTGACGCCATTCCCTGGTCCGTCACAAATACCGAAGCCTTTGCTGGTCTTCATAACCAAGGCCGAAGGATTTTAATCATATTCGACGAAGCATCCGCCATAGACGATCGCATCTGGGAAGTTGCAGAAGGTGCTTTAACGGACAAGAACACGGAAATTATTTGGTGCTGCTATGGGAACCCTACCCGTAATGTAGGGCGATTTCATTCGTGTTTTACAAAGTACCGTAATTACTGGGACACAAAGAAGATAGATTCCAGGGACGTAGCCATTTCTAACAAAGCCCAAATCGAACAATGGAAGAATCAATACGGCGAAGATTCAGACTTCTTTAAAGTCCGTGTACGTGGCGAATTCCCGTCATCGTCTGACGCTCAATATATAGGCGTAGATATAGTGGAAGCGGCCACAAAAAGAACACTCCGGCCGGCTGAATATAACTTTGCACCCGTCATCATTGGAGTAGACCCGGCATGGACAGGTAGCGACCAATTCGTAATTATCATGCGCCAAGGCCTTTACAGCAAAGTCTTAGGCGAATACCAAAAAAACGACAACGACGGAGCCATGGCGGCAATTCTAGCGGGATTCGAAGATGAATATAAGGCGGATGCGGTCTTTATCGACCAGGGCTACGGAACAGGGCTTTATTCGTTCGGCGTAACCATGGGGCGATCATGGAAGCTGGTAGCATTTGGGGGAAAGTCCGGAACAAAGGGGTTTGCCAATAAAAGGGCCGAAATCTGGGGGAAGATGAAAGACTGGCTTATAAACGGCGGCGTTCTTCCCGATGACGACGTTTTAAGGGATGACCTCATAGGTCCCGAAGCATCCGTAAACGAAAAAGGCGAAATTATTTTAGAAAGCAAGGACCACATGAAGGCCCGCGGCGTACCGTCGCCCAATAAAGCAGACGCCCTGGCCTTAACGTTTTCGTTGCCGGTGTTAAAAAGCCAAAGGCAGCGACAGGCAGCACAAACAAAATACAATCCGTTTAGAAAGGGGTAATACCAATGTGTGGATTAAAAGGACTATTCGGAAGCACTTCATCTCCCGAATTCAAAACGCCGGATCCTACGGTACAGGCCGTAAATAACGGCGACCAAGGAACAGCCGATAGCGTCGAAAAACAGCGTAAAAAGCGCGGCTTCCAAAGCACGCGTACAGCCGTAGACACGGCATTAGGAACAACCAATGGCAAAAATACATTGGGATAAGGAGAAAAACATGCGCAAAGAAATAGAAACGGCATTAGCTAGAAGCCCGACGGAAAATAAAAAGACGGTAAAACCGAACACGTGTAAAGATAAAAGAAAGCTCGTGCAACGGTTTAATGCCTTATTCCAAGCAAGGCGGCCCTGGGAAAGGGTATGGAAGTTAATCCGTGATTACGAACTTCCCTATGACGGACTTTTCGACGACGACACGGCAGGAAAGCCCGTCATACACGACGAAGAAATCTTTACAGGCGTCATTCAAGAAGCAAGAGATACCTTTGCAGCAGGCGTTCAATCGGGGCTCACACCGCCGTCTAGGCGCTGGTTTCGCTTTGGTATTGGCAATAAGGACCTGGCCGATGACACAGGTGTACAACGGTTCCTGGATACAAGGGCCGATATCATGGAATCTGTATTGTCCGGTTCGAACTTCTACAACGCTATACACCAATGTTATTCAGAACTTCCTTTTGGCCAAGCGGCCCTGGGGATTTTCTCGCAAGGCGGCACGGTAACGTTTGTCCCGTATACTATAGGCACCTACGCCCTGGCGTGTGACGCAACCGGTAGAGTCTCGACATTTGCCCGTAGAGCCAAGATGACCGTAAACCAAATCGTAAAGCAATTCGGATACGACAATTGCCCGATGACTGTTAAGCAGTCCTACGATAACGGAAGCGGTCATCAAAACTACCATACGGTATGCTGGCTCGTCGAAAAAAACGAAGATAACGACCCGAACAAGCTAAATAACAAAAAGATGCCGTTCACATCGACCTACTGGGTAGAAGACTCTAATGAAGATGAATGCCTGGCGGTTACGGGATTTGAAGAGTGGCCCGTACCCATCGCTCGTTATACCGTAAAAGGAACAGAAGCCTACGCTACAGGCCCTGGCTGGAACGCCTTGCCGGACGCCAAAATGTTACAGCAAATGGAGCTCGACGCTATCACAGCCATTGAAATGGGCGTAAAGCCTCCCTTACAGGTCCCTCCGTCGCAAGTAGGAAACATCAATCTCTTTCCCGGCGGCACGACAGCCATAAACGATCCGAATGAAGCCATACGTCCTATTTTCCAGGGGCAACTGGCGATTGGTGAACTTGAAGGAAAAATCCAACGTGTGGAAGATAGGGTAAAGAGAACATACTCCTCGGACCTCTTCTTAATGTTGGACCAGTTAGACAAAGGCCGCATGACGGCCCAGGAAGTCATGGCCCGTAACCAGGAAAAACTGCAACAATTAGGCCCCGTGGTAGAACGCCTTCAATACGAATTCTTAAACCGAATCCTGGAAAGGGTCTACAACATCCTGGATAGAAGCGGCATATTCCCGGATATCCCCGAAGAACTGCAAGACATTGTAGGCGAAGAGTTTAGGATTGAATACATTTCACCGCTTGCTCAAGCACAAAAGATGAGTGGCCTAACTTCTATCGAACAAGGCATTGGCTTTATCGGACAAGCTGCACAATTCGACCAAACGGTCCTCGATAAGGTAAACCTTACGGAAGCGGTCGCAAACTACTTAGCGCAAGTAGGCGTGCCGGCAGCCATGATCCGTTCGGACGAAGAAGTACAAGAAATCCAAAAACAACGCCAAGAAGCCCAGGCTGCAGCAGAAGCACAAGCACAACAGCAAGCAGCAATAGCCCAAGCTCCGGACCTTGCAGCGGCCGCTAAAAACGCAACAGAAGCGGCAAACGACGGAAACCCGGCTATGCAAGAATGGTTAGGAATGAGGTAAAAATGCACGAAAAAGAACGAAAGACCGCACAACTCATGGAAGAAACCATACGAAGCCAAGATATGGAAGCGCTCCGATACGTCATGGAAAGTCCGTTAGGGCGACACTTTATGGCTCGGCTTTTGGATACAACGAGAATCTATAGCCCGTTATCCAATGAAACCACACTCTTAGACGAGGGGCGCCGTCGTGTAGGCCTTGAATATTTAAAACTCATTCAATCTATGGGACTTGAAGGTATGAAATTACTTCACCAAATGGAAGAAGAATACGCCACAAAACGCATCGAACTCGAAAGGATGAAAACGACATGGAACAATTGAAATTAAAATTTGACCTGCAACGATTCGCCGAAGGCCCGGAAAGCCAAGAGGCAGAAGGAGCACAAGAACAATCGACCGATGCGAGCGCTAACCAAGAAGGCAGCGACTCATTTATCGGTAAAGGCACCCAGACCGCCTTAGGCGGTGAAGGCGAAAGCGCGGCTCCGCAAGTACCCGAATCATACGATTTCACGGCCGTATTAAAAGAAACGGGCCTGGAAGCGGACGAAAAAAGCACCGAAGAATTTACTAATCTCTTAAAGGGTATGGGCGCAACTCAAGAACAGGCAGCCGGTATGGCGACATACGGCATTAAGTATGCTCAAGGAGTGGCAGAAGCGGTTGCCAAAAACCTCCAGGAACAATACGTAAATGAAGTAAAGTCCTGGGGCGATGCGGCAAAAGAAGAATTGGGCGGGGCATACCAAGAAACGCTCGGTAAAGCTGCAACCGCAAGAGATTACATTGAACAAAAGATTCCCGGCTTTACGCAGATGTTAAATCTGACAGGGGCCGGCAATCACATAGCTATGATTAAAACCATGGCAGCCTTTGCCGATTTAATCGGCGAAGACCCTGGTAAAATGGGTGGCGCAGGTACCGCCGCAACCAGTACCGATATGTATCCTCACACGGATTTTTCTAAGTATTAATTAAAAGGAGAACAAAAATATGATTGGAAGCACAGCATTAACTTTCTCGGATTTACGTAAGCGCTTAAATCCGCAGGGCCAATTAGACACGATTATGGAAGTCATGGCCCAAAGCAATCCCATCATGGAAGACATTCCTTGGATGGAAGGAAATCTCCCCACAGGGAATCAGACAACCGTACGCACGTCGTACCCTCACCCGGAATTACGGCGCATTAATGCCGGCGTAAAACCTGGAAAATCCACAACAAAGCAAATCATCGACACGTGCTGCCTCATGGAAGCACGCTCGGAAGTCGACGTAAAACTCGTAAAACTCGCTCCGGACAAGCAAGCCTTCCGCATGTCCGAAGACAAGGCTTACGTCCAAGGTTTTACGGATGACCTTGCAAAATACATGTTCTACGGCGATACGGACGCAAACCCGGACCAGTTTAACGGGTTAAGCATTCGTTACAACACGTTTAAAGGCGACCTCGGCGAAGAAGGCTACCAAGTAGTAAACGCCGGCGGTAAGACGGCTAATAAACAAACCTCCGCATACATCGTTGATTGGGGCGAAGATGCGGTGGTGGGCATTTACCCGAAGGGATCTAAAGCAGGCCTTGATATCCAGGACTTAGGCGAAATTGACGCAATCGATGCAAACGGCGGCAAATACCGCGCCCTTGCAACGCTATTCGACTGGGACGCAGGTCTTGCAGTAAAGAACATCCGTAAAGTCGCAGCTGTTCGCAACATCGACTGCAAGGCAGCAGCCGAAGACACAACCTCTGATGCACGCAAGGCATTAGCCGAAAGAATTGTAGTTGCGAAAAACAAAATCATAAACCCGAAACGCCCGATTCTGTATGTATCGCCTATGGCATATACAATGCTCGAACTACATATCGCAGATAAAAATAACGTATACGTAACGCAACAGCAGCTTATGCAGGGCATTCCGACGCTTTATGTATCGGGCTTAATCGTTAAAAAGAACGACGCATTGACGGAAACCGAACCCGTCATCGCCTAGAAAGGAGAAACTATGATATACGATGCAGAAAATACGTTCTTTTGGAACGTAAAATTATCCGGACAGTCCGGGACAGGCGAAATTATTAAAACAGGTAAAGGCGACGCAGGAAGTCCCTTAACCTTAGTTGTTAAATTACCCGGAGCCTCGGCAGATTGTACGGTAACGCTTGAAACAGCGGATAACGATAAGATGACAGGAACTAAAACCTTAGGCACCTACACGGCAGAAAAAGGTAAAACCTTAGCCGTAAAGGCGCCTTACGGCGACCTCGGTTATCTCCGCCTTAAATGGGCATCCGCCGCAGCCCAATCGGCAGGCACCATTTCAGCGTCTTTAGTAATGGATGCAGACGTACGATAAGCCGGGAATCCCTTTTAAGGATTGCCGTAAAGGAAGAAGTTTAAATCAGTTACATGCAAATGAGTTACGAGCTAAGTTAATCCAAGCCGGAATTAAATACTCCGGCGAAGAAACAAAAGAGGATCTTGTAAACCTCATTAAAAAACACAAGTTATAAAGAAAAGGGGACGGGTAACACCGTCCCCAACTTTATTAAAAAAAGGAGAAAACATGACAGACACGGATATTTGCAACATGGCGCTATCCGATTTAGGAAAAGGCACTATTATATCAATGGACGATAAAGAAGAAAACGCAAGGGCTTGTAAGCTCTATTACGACCAAACAAGAGAAACGGTACTCCGGGCGTATCCGTGGAGCTTTGCTCATAGAATTGAAAAGTTAGCCCTTCTTAATAAAGAAATACCCGGATATG